GAGGCGTTCGAGGGCTTCGGCACCGGCAACAGCGGAACGGGCATCCACTTCGACTTGCAGTTTACTCAGTTCCGCCATTGTCCACCTCCGACGACCCTTGCGCGACGATCTCCGAAATGACGGAGTTCGCTTCCTTGTCCATTGCCATGATAGCACTTATTTCAAGCGGTGACAAGGAGATTCTATTGAGGTCGCAATAGGCTTGAAGCTCCGTATAGGTAAGCGCTTCCCCTGTACGGAGCTTCATATAGTGCCCGATCAAATACCCGAAACCAGGGGGAACCTCTTCAGCAATGAGCCGTTCGTCGGCTACATCGTTTATTCGTGCCCTGGTTTCGAGATGTTTTCTTAGCGTTCCTTCTTTGCGCGGGTAGTCGAGCGTGAAGCGCTGTCGGATGACGGCGCAGAGTTGCTTGACTCCCCCTTGGTAAAATTTGCCTTCGCGGCGTGATAGCTCAATACCTGGGTGCGAATGTGCGAGCAGTTGGTGTACAGCATGATGGCGTTCTCTTTGGTGAAGGGGAGCGGCTTGCCTTCCCACTCGGCCCCTTCCCAGTCCACGGTAAGGCGCGCGGCCTTCTCGATGGAACGATCGACGGAAAGCTCGTCCTGTTCCAGATCCTTTTTCTTGCCGCGGGCATAGGCCTCGGCGAGCTTTGCCTGGAAACTCTTCTCCTCTTCATCAGCAATCTTGGCCGCTTCCGACGAATCGGGGCCAAGCACCTTGACACGGAACCCGATCTTCGTTTCCCAGTCCCAGTCCAGAATGTCGAGCCACTGACCCTCTTCCGAACCCGTGCGAGTGTCGAACCGTGAGAGATTCATACATCTACCTCGTGGTGAAATATGGCCCCCGCTAGGCGGGGGCCGGATCGCTTAAACAAGACGCCAGATTTTGCAGGCGTTGTACGTGGTGCTGTATTCCAGCGCGCTCCACGCCATCGTGATGAGGGAGTTGGCCTTGCCGCGCTGCGGGGCGTGGCTGGTGAGTTTCACCTTGGGGAACTCGATCGCATAGCCGCTCGTGCCGTTCAGGTCAACGATCTTCGAGGTGAGCGCCAGCGTGGTCTCGGCGAGGTACTTGGAAAGCATGGAGTAGTCTTCCCACAGCATCGTCATGTTGCCCGTGAACACGGCATCGTCCGCGGTGATCACGTTCGGGGAGTCGCAGAACGCCGCCATGACCCGGTTCCCGCCGTTCGCCAGAGCGAAGTCGAAGCCCGTGACCGCGCACGTCGGAGCCGAGGCATTGTCGAGCCAGAGTTTCGTGTAGGCGTCGTTGGACTGCATGACCTCGTTCGAGTTCGCCGCCACTTCCGTGCCGCCGAACGTGGTCGCCTGCGGCCCGTTGAACGTCTTGGCAAGGAAGCCGAACGACCCGGTGATGATCGCATCCGGCTGGACGGAGAGCGACATGGAATCGCCGATCGCGCCAAGCGCCTGCATGTAGGTCGAGATGTCAAGCTGGCTCTCGCAGAACGCGAGCGATTTCCTCGTGGTTCCAGGGAGAATGTACCCCATTCTCTGCGAAGAGACCGTGGCGCCAGAGGCTCCGGCGACGAGGTTCGTCGCGCTACCAAAGGTGAGAAGGTCAGCGGTGCGGGCCGTAACCTTGTAATATCCGTTGTTGGCGACAAGCGTCGAGGTGAAACCGGAAATCTTCACCCAGTCGCCGACCGCGATGCCCGTGCCGATGCCCGTGGCGCCCATCGTCCTGGTAACGCCCGCCACGACCGTGACCGTGAGGCCGGTGTTGGCCGTAGCCGCGGCAACCCAATCCGAGAAGAACGCCGAGGCGATCAGATCATCATAGGTGGCATAGGACAGCTCGAACGGCACGTTGACACCGACCGACTTGTTGCCAAGACGGAATCCGGTCACCGCGCGACGGTCGTTCCACTCTGCCGTGCGAAGCTGTGCCCTATCAAGGGTGATGCCCGCGTCTCCGAGCTTGCGGAGGGTGTTGTAGTTGCCCGCAGGATCGGTTCCCCATACGCTTTCGACCGCGTAAGAAAGTCTATTGCGGTTTCCCGCTGCATTCGCCATAATTTCCTCCTGCCGTTAGACAACGGGGACATCTGCCTCCCAAGGGCAGTCTACGACAATACAGTACCACGCCGGATTGGGATGGTCAAGGTGCCTCTGTGTCGGGGTGAACAGCCTAACGTTCACTCCGTTGTATGTAAGCCCCGTTCCACGCTTGAAACGTTGCATGACTGCAAGTGCCTCGGTTCTCGCTCGCGTTACCCCCAATCCACGGTTGGGGGAAAGAACCTTCACTTGGAAAGAACCATAGTAGCGATCCTTGGCGTCCGCGGTGATCGCGGAGGCCATGCCCTTCGAATGGATCACGTCCACTTCGTAGACGGTCGAATTGTCAGGGGCATCGATCGACGGGCCAGCGGGCCAGCTCACGTAGGTGTAGCCAAGACCGCTGAAATGAGTCGAGAGAGCAATTTCGACATCGGCTAACGTACCCATTTACAACTCCCTCGAAAAGCCTTTGATGCTTGTTCCAAAGTAATCGCGCAAACTGAAGTGAAACTCGATCAAGTTCATCCGCACCATGCCCGACGGGGCTTGGGTGCTGAATCCATTGATCGTCCTGCGGCTACTATGCCACGGAAAAAGACCGTATTCAAGCACGTTGGCATAGTATTGATCCGCGCCGTTGTAGGCGCTCTTTCCACGGGCATTGTTCATGAACACCAGAGAGCCGGGGTGCTTGGACGCCCGATACGTGCCCAACTTGGCCGCGACATTCGCTTTCGATACCGTGCCGCCAGAATCAAGCCCCGTGACCATTTCCCCATCGCTTCCCTTGTCTTCGAGCGACCAATTGTCCCGAGCCACGATATTGTCATCGGCGTCCGCATCGACGGGCGTGGCGTCAATGACCGTGACGCAGAAATCGGTGATCGCCTGATTCACCCCGGAATCGATTTCCTGGGTCGTGCGCTTCGCCCACGAGGCGACGGAATTGGCAAAGTTACTCACGGGCGTGTACCAACCAAGCAAGGGTGACGAGCGCTGGAGCGATGCGTTTCGCGTCCTGCACTCTGACAACATCCGTTGAACTGTCAATCTGCATCGTGTCGCCGACAAGGGGTTGTACATTGCCCGCCATGACGAACCGGCGATCCCCCTCGATCACGACGGAACCATCGATTTCCTCTTGTTTGAAAGGCTTTTCGACGCCGACCGTGGCAAGGGTGACGGGCACGGGAGAAACGGTGGGGTCGGTGTACACTACTTCTCCCGTGTCGTCGTTCGTCCATTTCCAACACCCGAGGCCTCCGTCAAAGGATTTCGTCCATCCTGTAGGAGATACCGCGGCACGGACAATGGTTATGGGTTTCCCGTACTTGGTCAGCATGGGAATTACCGTGTTGTCGCGCATCGCCGTGTAGTTCATACTCTGACCACCCTCATGCCCGACCCCTTGCAGATGTAGTCAAGCCAGCCACGAATCGCCCGGAACGTGGTTCCCTGGTAACTTCCTTCGGAATACGTTACCTGTACCGCGCCTTCTACTCGCTCCGTCACGACTTGCTGCGTAGTGTTAGGCATTGTCACGCCTTCGGAAAGAAGTTCCTGCAACGCGGCTTCGCACACCGCCCGCTTGAGGTACACCGGAATCCCAGTGAGTTCGATGCCGTCCCGATCGTATGCTTCGTCTCTCGGCCACGCGAGCGCCTGGGTCTCGGTGAGCTTCGTGCCAAGGAATTTGTTCGCGCCCATGAGATCAATGGTGCGCGTCGCCCTGACAATGGCTCGCTCTTTGGAGGTGTTGGTTCCGCCCCACTGCGTCGTGGTTTCCGCAAAATAGGCATCGGCCTCCGCGACGCTGACATAGGCGTTCGCTGCGCTGAGTCCGGTGCCGTCTTCCGATGTGAACGCCATGTTGCCGCTCCTTATTCCTCGTACCAGAACAGACCGGCGTAGCCGATTGTTGCTGTAACGGAACCGACGTTGGTAATGGCAATGGTGTACGTGGTGCTTGGCTTGAACACGATTTCGTTGTCCGCTCCGGCACTTCCGCCGCTCTTGGGGGCAGAAGGCACTCCGCCCGAACCAATGAGATACCGGCCCACTTCCACCGTGCCTGCCACGCTTACCGTGACGCCCTTCTTGGCGGACGCCGTGGCAACAGTGGCCGAGTTGCGGTTCTGGTTGATCGCCGAAAGCGCCGAGCCTCCCGTGACCGTCGCCCCTTCCAAGATAACGACTTCGATGAGGTTGGCAGTAGAGGTGAAGAGCGCCGGACGCATGTGGACGTATTTCGCGGACGGCCCGGTCGTGAAGGACGCCGTTTCCGTGGCCGTGGCCGCAAGAGATTCGGTCTTGAAGTTCACCCGGAACGCCTTTCCGTCATGGATATAGGAATGATCCATGCTTATGGTGCGCAGAGTCTTGGTCAAGGCATCCATAGACTTCTGCCACATCTCTCCAATCTGGAACATATATTCTACCTTTGAAAAAGGCTCCGCGAGAACGGAGCCTTTTTCGGTTACTTGGCCCGAGAGCCTTTCTTTTCCAGTTCGGCTACCTTTTTCTCAAGGGCCGCGACGCGATCGATGAGCATTGCCCATTTCTCGCGCTCCACCGCCCCTTTGGGCAGCCGAATGCCTTCCTGCGCTTCGCGTTTGTCGGCCATCCTACACCACCTTCGAGACGACGGCATAGCTGATGATCGCGTCGTCCTGGGGATCGGCGGAGAACGTGAAGTCAATGACGCCCGCGCCAGGGACAGCGCTCACGCCAGTGACCGTGCCGGTGCCGCTCTTGAGGATCGACCAGAAGCACACGTCGCCGGTCTTCGCGCCCGCGCACGACACGCGGATCGCCGCGCCGAGAGCGCCGTCAGCCGCCACGATCTGGTACTTGCTTCCCGTGGTGTGCGCCGTGGTCTCGGCATCATGCGCGTTGAACTTCGCCTTGATGTCGTTCAGGCGCGTGATGGCCCCGGAGAGCGTGGTCACGGCGGTGTCAGCCGCAAGCGCGTGGGTCGTGTCCTGCGCCTGGTGGTAGGTCGGCGTGGCGGCGATGGCGTCGATGTTGTGCAGCTTGTACTTCGCCGTGAGGTCGTTGACCAGCACAAGGAGAGAGGTCAGGTTGGTTGCGGCAACGCTGGCCGCGGCGAGCTGACCCGCCGTGTGCAGCGCTTTATGCTCGCCAGTCGTTTCGCCGACCGTCACATCCGCCACATGGGCGGAGTACTTCGTGCGAAGGTCGTTGGCGAGAAGAATCGCGGAAGCAAGCCCCGCGATGTTCAGGTTGCGGCTCGTGGTGTAAGCACCACTGGCCGCAACGATCTCAGGCTGATACCGTTTGCGAGCCATATGGTGCCTCCTTAACCGTTCGACACGAGGCAGACGACGCCGGTGTTCTTGACATCGTAGAGCCTGTCCCACGAGGTCGCCGCGTAAAGGTCGGCGTCCGCGGGGGTGATGGCGGTGTTCGACGCCTTGTTCCAGGAGAACCCGAGCGGGTGGATGATGAACTGCTTGCGCATGATCAGGATGTCCACGCCGCCGCCGCGCTTCGGCTCGCGGAGAACCTCGACCGGCTTGATCGGGCCAGCGTACTCGCCGTAGCCCACGGCGCCCGCGCGGAAGAAGTACGTGTGGTACTTGTAGCCGGACGTGCCGCCCGCCACCTTGTACATGTTGTCCGACACGATGACGCGCAGACCCATGTAGGTGGGGATGTTCAGGTTGGCCTGGGAATCCTTTACAAAGTCGATGAGGTCGTTCTGGAGCAGAGTCGCGTAGACCGCGGAGTGCATCGCCACGGCGGTCATGTTGCCAAACTCGTCGCCCATCTTCATGATGGCCTCAATGGTCTTGGTCGCGGAAATCTTGTTCGCGGCGGTCGCGGCGTTCCCGTCTTCCTGCGAAATATCGACCACGAGCTGCGAGGCGTCAGACACATCATCCGCGATGACGCCACGGATGGAATAGATCAGGAGGTCTTCCATCGCTTTCGACCAGAACCCGATGGCCCTGTTGGCGATCGCGGCGTAGGGATCGGAGCCAGCGAAGGCCGCGGACAGATCGTTCGCGCCCCAGGCCTTCTCACGAATCTGGCGGATGGCGATCATCTTGTCGGACGTGATGTTGTTCACGGTGATGTCCACGGACTCGGACGGCACATCGAGGGAGCCGGTCAGGTCTTTCCAGTAGGGCACGTTGAACGTCTTGCCGCCGCCCGCGAGGAACCCCGCAAGCTGAGGCACCTGGGTCATGATGCCAGACTGGAAGAAGCGGTTCTGGTTCAGCGACCGCTCCATGACGTAGGGGCCGAATACCTCGGGGATGATGACATTGGTGATCATGGTTTCGGACATAGGTTACTCCTTCATGAGCTGTTTCGCTCGGTCGGGGTCTTTCAGGTACAGTTCAGACTGTTCCTTCAGACTCATTTCAGCCCATTTCTTTCCTTGGACGCCTCCGGGCAAGCTCCCCTGGGAGCCGGAGCCGGAAGTCTTTCCAGCGATGATGATGCGCTTCGCAAGAGGACTGGTGTCCACCCACGACTTCAGCGCATCCTTGACCGCCAGTTCGGTTTCTTTGCCATCCTTCTGGACTTTCGCCGTTACGCGAGTACCGGCTGAATCCTCGACGACGCTCAAGGAAAGCTGACTGGCAAGAAGGGCAAAGGCTTCGTTCTGCGTTTCAGGATCGAATCGGTACTCCGTCATCGCCGTCCGAAGTTCTTTTTCCTTCATCGAAGCATGGAGCTGTCCGGTAACTCCGGTCAGTTTGTCGGTAAGCGATTTCGAGGAATCTTCGAGCTTCTTGTGCGCGCTCTTCAGTTCGGCCATCTGCTGCGAAAGGCTCTGGTTTTCGGATTCAAGGCGCTCGTACTCCTTCATGTCCACGCCATCCCTGGCGCGGAGCTTTTCCTTCATTGCCTTGATGTCCTCGTCGTACCGGCTGAACGTGCTGTCCATCTGCTCGAAAATCTCGTCCGCTTCCTTCTGCTTGTCCTCGGGCAACAGCGCCCGGAGACGTTCCTGGAATTTCATGCCTTACCCCTTGTCCTACTGGACTTCCTTCCTCTACCGAGAAAGGTTTTCTGGCTATCTACGATACTATACCCACGCTCCCGCATTGTCAAGACACCTTGACATCCTGTGCGTTTACGTCAGTTCCGAAAGCGTTCCCCGACCCCGAGGCCGTAACAATGGGCTGCTCGGGCATCTCATCTATTTCCTTCTTATGTTCCTCGAAGGTCTTGTCGGGGCGAATCAGCTCACCGGCGATCAGCGCTTCGTAGAACTCCACGTCGGAGATCGACTTGGCCTGCAACGCGCCAACAAGGGCAATCAAGTCCTGCGAACTCATGGGCGACGGGTAGAAATCGGTATTGAGGCGATACGTGACCGTGCCCACAGCGCCCGCGAACTTGAGAAAGAGGTTCAAGGCCTGGGTGATCGAGTTCGCCACGGCATTGGCGATGGACGCGAGAACGGAATGCTCGCCCGCCCGGTGGATCGCCGCGGTCTCCGCGGCTTCCGCCGCCGCTTGATCGGACGCAAGAATCTTCGACCCAAGGATCGCCATGTACTGCGAGATGTCGTCCAAGAGTTCCTTGGTAGGCCGCAGTCCATTGCCCACGACTTCCAGGAACTTCGCGTCGCCGCCCATTTGAAGGTTGATGGCCGTCGCCGATCCGAGTTTCAGGGTCTTGACCTCCTCACCCTGCTCACCGAGGATATTTCCAATGATGACGGGCGTGGGATTGTCGGCCCAGTGAACCGCGTGGATTCTGTCCGCGGTGACCTGATAGTGGTGAATGTTGGCCGAGGCAAGGCCGTAGAGCGGCGGCTTGTGGGTCGTCGCTTCCGTGGCGAGGGGCGTCGTGAAGATGAACGGAATGAAATCGATGCGCTCATCGTCAATGACAAGATAGGGGTCTTCAATGTTCAGCTTTTCCCAACCCCTGTCGCCCTTCTGCCAAAGCTCATAGATGCAGTTGCCTTCCTTGTCAAGATAGAATACCCGGTACTGCTCCACCAGCTCTGTTTCGAACATGTCCGACGCAAGGGGTCGCTCCACGATCTCATGGAGTTTCAGGAACGACAGGACTTTTCTTCCCTTGACGCGCGTTTCCCGCCAATCGACGATGTTTTCAGCCACATACATGGTGAGGTAGGGCCGGAGGCCATCTTTTTCCATATCGGAAATGGTTCGCGTTCCTTCCACGACGGGGTATTCCACAAGAATGCCCGCCTTGCCCGTGGAAAGAGTCTCTTTCGTCACGACTCGGGCGAAATCGTCGAGGGACATGCCCGTGGTGGTGATGTCCTTCTCGTAGTCCGTCATGAGCTTCGCGTCGTCCGAGAGCGCGGGCTTCTTGCGGAACACCAAGCCCACGTACCCGTCAAGGGTGCGTTCCGTCGCGTCATAGAACATCGCGCGATTCTTGTAGGCAAGGTAATCCTGCTCATCCTGCCCCGAAGGCTGCGGAAGGTAGGTCGTGCCCTTCGCCTTCACGGCGTCTTCCCCTCCAAGGACATCGCGCATCTTGGCCCATAGAGGCGACATTGCCACGTATTCACGATGCAAGGCATCCAGGTTCATGTTCGCCTCCTATATTCCGACGGTCTTTATCCGCCGCGCGGGCTGTACGATCGGGAACTG